AATGATCATGGGGCCGGCGGGTATGGGTTTGCGGCTTTTACGGCGGCGACGGCGTCAAGCCAGGCTTGTTCGGTTCCGTCGCCTCTTTGCCACTCGAAGAACAGCGGGTCGCTTTGCGCCTCATAGGCGGCGCGCCGCGCAGCTTCTATTTCGGCTACTTGCTGGTCGTAGTTGACTTGGGGCCATGCGGCGTCAAGCTCGGCTTGTGTCGGCTTGGGCGTATCAGACAGCCATGTCAGACCGTCGTAGTTGTCACCGTCCAGTTTCCATTGTGCGTCGGGATAGTTAGCGGTGAGCACAGCGGCGTAATCGGTCACGCTGAAACCTCCATAGCGGTGATCGTGCAGGATGAACGCGGATAACTACTCGTGTCGCTGTCTGTTGCTGCTCGGTTCACGTAGACGGTGTACGACAACGACCAAACTTCGACTTGGTAGTCAAGTGCGGAGGTGCTAGCCGGACTGTCAAGGAACTGGAACGATGAGCCTTGCGCTCGGTTTGTGTTTGGGATGATTTGACCTAAACCAATCGATGTTCGGCTTCCAGCTGTGGCACCTACACCGATGGCAGTTCCGTCTCTTGTCACGCGCAGAAACGTCTGGCCTCCGGATGTGCCGTTGTCAAGTAAAGGCATGTTGACGCTAATCAGAACTTTTGAGGTGGCCGAGGTTGGCGTGATGCTCAAGTTCAGACCAGTGACATCTGTCCAGGTCGCCGAAATAGCCGCCGAAAACGTGTCAGTCTTCGTCGTCGAAACGACCTGTTGGATGCGGAACGCGCCGCGCAGATTGTTCATCTGCGCCGCAGTAAGGACGTTGCCGGCTACGAATGTGGCGGGCAGGCTGGTCGGCGTTGCCATAGGTGCTCCTTATCCTAGAACATTCAATGCATCGAGCACACCATAGACCGCGTCATCGAGGATGAGTTGGTAGACGATGGTGGTGGGGCTTGTGTAGAAACGGGCGACATGACCGCCAGAAGTGTCGATGTAATGTTCGACGCCTTCGACCGCGAGTTCCTGGGCGAGCTGCGTGGTCGACGCGCCGTTGATGAACTCTTTCTCAATGCTGATGGTGTCGCCGATGTCGATCGTGGCGACGACGTCACGTTGCGCGTCTGAGAGCTGTGAGAACGCGACCTCGATTGCGGTGAACGTGGCCTCTGGTTCAGGGTTGAGTAGATAGGTCGCCAGTTCTTCGCAGGCGGCGTCGGTGTCGAGTAGCGATGCGCTGATGGCTACTGACTGAATAAAGTATTTGGCTTGGCTGTCGGTGTCCTCGGCGGATCCGAAGTCGTTGGCGAGGGATTGAACGAACGCCAGGTTGACTACTTTGTCGGCCCCAAACGAGATGTCGACGTTGCGGTACGGGTAGTTCGTGCCGTCATCATTGAAGTCGGCGACAGGCGAGGACAGCGTATTCCCGATCCGGTTCTCAAACGTCAGAACGCCTTCTCGGTCGATGTACAGCCGGCCGCGTTCTGTTTCGTTGATCAGACTGAGATAGTCGAGAACGTTTTGTCCGAGCTCGAGGTCGTAGTCGTGTCCACCTCCGCCGCCGCCGGTATGGCCTCCGAGCTCAACAGTGCCGGTGGCAATGGATCTTGCCGCGCCGGTCGGATAGTCAACCTCGGGAAGGTCGAGGATCGTTTCGACGCGAGCACCGGACAGTTCTTTGTCGATGTGGACGTCGTCGGTGACGGTTTGAGCGAGCCGGTAAAAGTCATCGACACAGTCGACTTCGACGGCGTCGTTGCCATCGAGGCCGAACTGGTAGTTGTAGTTGACGACGCGGCCGACGAACAGCAGCTCTGATTCGCGGTACAGCCGAACCAGCCGCATGGGGGCTAGTCCTGGCTCATCGTTGGACGGGTCGTAATACGGCGAGTCGCTAGCGAACGGGTTGAACACGCCGCCAGCCGCGGTGTCGTCAAGGATGAAGCTCATGGTGCCGGCGGAAAACTGGTCGTTGATGTCACGGCGGCCGCGGTTGATCTGAATGTTTCGTGCGCCGTCGGTGACGTCTGCGAAGTCGGTGAGTCCGTCAAGGACGAACGTAGTGCCGTCTAAAACGCCGCGTACGGCGTCATCAAGGCGGAACCCTCTGACAGGTGCGCCGGTGTCGATTTCGAGCGTGTAATCGCCCGACTGAACAATCGTTGCGGTCATAACCGAGCGTTTGTCTGTATGCCGGCCGGACCGGATGCTCGGTTGAATCGGCGGATGCTGTCAACGATGACACGGCCGGTTTCGGCGGTCGGGTTCAGCGTGGCGACGTTGACGTTGTAAGTGACGTTGCCTTGTCCTGGGCGAATCAGCGTTGAGGATTGAAGGCCGGCAGCTGTCGGGACGGTAGTGCCAACAAATCCGGAGCCTTGCAGGCTTGCCTGCAAATCCGCAAAGCCTGGGATGCCTCCGCCGCCGGCTGGTGCCTCCACTCTGGCAAGGCGTAGCGCGTCGGAGAGAGCGTTGGCTTTGGCGATTGCGGTGTCGAGCTGGCCGGTGTCAACAAGGATTTTGAGTTCCGATTGGACTTCTTGCGGGACGTTGCCCATTTCTTCGATGACGTTCGCAAGTTCTTCGTAGACACGTTTGTTGGCTTCTTGCCATTCGTCGGAACCTTCGGCGTTGCTGTCTGCAATGCCGCGGAACTCGTCAACGGCGCTGTTGAAGTCGCGAACGGCTTGTTCACGGTCAAGCTGGTCGAGGTAACGCTGAATCTCGGGGTTGAGCGCAAACATGCGCTTGTACAGCTCGTCCGTCGACGCCCAAAGCAGATCGACTCGTTCGGTCAGTTTCTCGGTTGAACCTGACGCTCGGTCGATTTTCTGCTGGTAATCCTCGGTCGGTTTGATGGCACGCTCAAACTGTTCGCGGGCGTCACCGACGCTGTCGCCCATGTCGCGAACGCTTTCGTACATGTCGCCGGCTTCTTCACGGGCCGAATCGGTGGTGCGCTCAAAGTTCTCGATTTCGTCTGATGCCAGCCCAAGTTTTTCGGCGAGCCAGCCGACGCCGTCGCGGAGCAGATTGAAGAATCCGAGCAGCTTCTCAATCGCGGCGCTGACGATGCCGAACTTCTGCTCGAGGTACACCAGGGCGGCAATCAGGGCCGTGAACACGATTAGGCCTGACGCAACCTGAACCGCTGTGAACGAGGTGGCGAGCGCGTAGTTGACGCCGGTCGTGATCGCCGTGATAGCCGACCAAAGTTTCATCGCAATGTTCGCGACAACGACAGCGCCGGCGAGCGTGCCGATTCCGGCCGCTAAAGCAAGGACCAGTTCGGTGTTTTCGGCAATGAAGTCAGCCAAAGGAACGATGATTTCGACCAGTTTCTCCATAACTGGCAGAAGCGCCAAGCCGATCGATTCGGATGCCTGGCTGAACGCGACTTTCATCTTGTCTGTGCCGTTAGCCGTGGCTTCCGCAGTGCCGCCGACCTGATTCTCGATCTCCTCGAGGATCATGTTCTGTGCTTCGAGCACTTCGCCAGACTCGACAAGAGTGCGGATCTGATCCTGCTGGGCCTCGGTGAACTGGATGCCAGAACGACGAAGCGCAGTCAGGCCGGCGATCGGGTCGTTGAGTGCTTTGCCGAGCTGCTTGGCGTTGTCGGTGACAGAGCCGAAGCCGGCGCTCGCCATGTCGAGCGTGAGTTGTGTGGCGCGATCGAATGCGCCACCAACTTCGTCGGCGCTCGATGCGATGTCCTTGAACGTGAGCAGTAGCGCCTGGGACTCTTTGATCGTGTTCTGATTGACGCCGGTCAGGCGGGCCTGCTCGTTCGCTAGATCGACGAGGCGGTTCGTGACGACTTGTGTCTGATCGCCGAACAGCCCCATCGAGGTTGCGATCTGCTCGATGCGGGCGTTAGCGGTCGCGGCCTGCTCGCCAGCGGCCACCATCTTTGCGCCAGCCACGGCGAGACCACCGAGCGCAGCTGTCGCTGGAACGAAGGCTTTTTTGAGTGCGAAGCCGACTTTCTGCGACGTCTTCTCGAGCTTGTTGAACTCGCGTTGGGCTTTCTTCAGGCCGGCGTTGTTGAACTCGCTAACGATGGGGATGTTGATCGCCATTAGCGGAGCTCCTTGTTGATCGTCTTCATGAGGTCCTCGACGGCTTGTTCGACGTTGTGCTCAAGTGTGTCACGTTTCTCGAGGACTGCGGGCCACAATGCGCGCATTGGCTCGCCGAATCGCTTGAGCCGGTCAATAAAAGCTGCTGAGTTGCCGGAGCCGTTGTCGCGGGTTGGAGCGACGCCAGAGCTCTTTTTGCCAGCGGTGCTGAAAATCACGCCAGGGCCGTTGCTGTTTGTCAAAAACAGGCCAGAGATCTGATCTTGGCGGCCGCTGGTTTTGATCCGTAGTTTCACGCCGCGCTGAACGGTGGCTTGCCGGTATCCAGCTCCTCGAGGCCAACGGCCCCAGTTGCCGACACGGTCCGTGGCGGGATACAGCCGGCGAGCGAACGGGATGATGTCCTTGCCGACAGTTTCTTTCATTTGTTTGTCGACTTGACGGCGCAACTGCGGGTCAATGTAGCGCAGGGTGCGCAAGGCTTCGTTCAGCCCATCGACTTCGACTCTTGCGCTAACGCTTGCCACGGTTCTGCTGTTTCTGCTGCTCCTCGAGGACATCGACCACGGTGTTGAGGTCTTTGGTCTCGAACTCGATTTCGGGGGGCCACCAGCCGACGGCGACCAGCAGTTCTGCTAGCTGGCGTCGTCTGGTTCCCCTGGGGTAGGGCGGTTATCTGTGCTCACGATCTCCGGCAGGCCGTCGACTTTGTTGAGGAAGTCGTCGAACGTCGCAGGTACGACGATTTTGACGCTCTTGGCTGATTCGTACGCCAAGTACGCGATGTCTTCGGCCCCGATCTGATTCGCCATTTGCGACATCTTGGCCTTGAACTTGCGTTCCCAAGCGACGAGCGCACGAAGCGTGGTGGTGACTTCGTGCGTCTCGCCGTTCAGGGTAAACCGGAGGGTCAGTTGCATGTCGGGGTTCCTTTGTTAGGGGATGAAACTGGACTCAGCTGGTGGCGCGGGTGAGGGCGCCGCCGCGGAACACGACGTCCATCGTCGGCAGCTCGCCGACACCGCCGTTGACGGGGGTGACGGACTCGAGGTAGCAGCCGGTGAGCGTGTACTCGGGGTTTGAGACGCCAGGCGTCGCCGAGGTCGTCGGGGTGACGACGACGTCGAACGTGGTGCCGGCGAGCGAGTTGAACTTCTC